GCGTTTCCCCGACCATGGAGGAACCGAATTCATCGAAATGAATGAGCGACTGAAACCGCTCCTGCTGCGCAACCCGATCAAAATAATGCGTCGTCAGCGACTGGCCCTTGTTGCCGGCCTGCTCCAGCGCTGCGCCTACGGGAGAGCCGCCCGGATAGGACACCACGCCACCAGGATCGAGGCCGCGACTGGATACGATGCGCGGGATGGTTGCCATTATGCGAACGCGCTCCCGCCGAACCTGATCGATTTGCTCGGCGTATAGAGCTGCGTCAGACCGCTTGCGACATTAGTCGCTGCACCGATATAGCTGGCCTGCTGCTTCTGATCGCCCTGCATCTTGGCCAGGTCGCCTTGCGTCAATAGATTGTTCTGCTTGATGGTCGATCCGAACCTGATCGCGTCGATGTCCATTTGCGACTGGACGGCATTATCAGCCAGAACTTCCGTCGGGGACCCCGTCAGAGTAACCCCGGACCCTGCAACCTGCACCAGAGCCGCAGAGGCCGCGCGTCGGTTTTTCTCTGCTACCCGCGTCGCCTCATAGCCCGAGGCCTGCCGCTCATATTCTGCCGACTGGCGATAAGCCGCCTGCTGCGCCTCACCGGTCGCAGCGGCTGCATTGCCCTGCATGATCGAGCCAACAGCGGACAGGGCTGTAGTTGCCAGTAACAGCGGAGCCATCGCACACATTACGAGCCCTCACTGTCAAAGCTGGGGATGAGCGCGCGGATCGTTGCCGGAACCGGATCGGGGCACTCAATACGAATGCGGCCCTGCCCCTCCCAGGTATCGTCCAGCTTCACTTCATCGAGGTTTCCAGTGTAGAGCGAGACCAGATCCGAAGGCGCCGCGATCGTGTTCCTGCCCGCACGCTGCAGTTCGAAGGAATCCCGCGAGGCGGATTTCACATAGATGTTGGCGCTCTCAAGAACCGAGAAAATCACCGAGTTGACCCGCTTGCGACGACCAACGACAGAACCATCCTTGCCGCCTACGTCGAGTTCGAGCGTTTCGGCAATCGCGTTGTAAGACAGACCCACATGAATTTTCGAGGCCGCAACCGGGATGGTCACACTCCCGGCACTCACGATGAGATCACGATAGATAGTCCCATCAGCCAGCGCCGTGACCGTTTCACCTTCCAGATGTTCGATCCCAGAAACCGCCGTTGTAGCGGTGCCCTCATAAGTCAGCCCGCAATCCACCATGAAGGCGTCCGCAACCTCGCCATATTCAAACGCCGGCTGCATCACCTCGATGTAACGCCGCGTCTGGCCCTGGATAGTACGCTTGACCACCATCCACACATCGTCAGGACCGGACTGGCCTGGAGAAGTTGCGACCCATTCGACAGCGCCATAATCGTAATTTCCGAATGAACCACCAACCTTCTGCCGATGCCAGCCGCGCACGTTCTGATCGGCCTCATAGGTCAGGCCACCAACCTCGCCACTATCCAGCCCGAGCCAGAAAATCTGATCGGTTTCACTCTGGTAGCAGATCGAGGAAATCCCAGCCTTTGGAATGTGCTCGGAGATGATGCTGATCGGCGAGGTCGAATACCCGTTCCTTTCCAGGGAGAAATTCATCTCAACGACGGACTTTCGATCGTAGCCGACATAAACGAACGTAGAGCCAGCCTTGACCGGTGGAATGCTACAGCAACGCTTGGTCGGAGAGCCGCGGTTCTTGAACTTCGAAGGCGTCAACGGATCACCGTTTCCACCACCCGAAAGCGTTCGCACGCCGCCGATCGTACCAATGATCAAAAACCCGTCGGACTCTTCCAACCAGGTGATATCGTTGGCACCGACCAGATTGAACGAAACCGAGTCATCGTCATCTGCACCGGATCTAAAACTGGTGAAGTCAAAGCTTTTCGAACCATAGACCGAGTACTTCTGGCCATACATCAATCGCTCTTCAAAGAGAGAAACCGCTCTTGGATATCCATCCCCGCCAAATCCCCCGAGGCTCCAGCGATACGACTTGTTTGGAGCGCTAACCACCTGCGTCGGGAATGTCGAAAGCACCGTAGCGGTAGCGGATACGCTGCTACCGACCGCCGTGATACGGGCGACCCCATAGCCGGAATGCACATACAGCCATTTGACGCCGTAATTATCATCGAAGGTGTTAGCCAGGCCGCTGTACGTTTCCGGCCCTTCGGCCGGTCCATCCCACTCCTGCCCGGAAAGATGTATCGGAGGATTGCCGCCCATCCGCTGTTTGCCGGTTACTGAAGCCGGCAAGGTTGCCTGATAAACATTGCCGTTATGACGACGCTGCAATCCGGCTACCGTATTATTGGAAATCAGAAAGCCGCCGGCTTCCCAAGGCTTCCAGCTCTCATAGGTCTCGACCTGTATCTTGACGAGTTGCCCGATCATATCAGACGTAAACACAGCCGCGTCCGCGGTCAGCGTTATCGAGCCAGTGGCAGCACTGGCGTACATTTTCAAAGCAGTATCGCTGTTTTGCGTGCTGAAAGGCCCGTCCGATGTTTCAGCGGACACGATCGCCCAACTCGTGTTGCTCGATCTCGTAACCTTGTACGGCGGGAAATCAGGATGCGTCAGATAGAGCACATCGCCGGATTGCTGGAACTGAAGATCAACCACATCGGCATAACTGTAGGGCGTGACCACCTTGACAACGAGGCCGGCATCGATCACTGGCCCGCCATAGGCGAACACGCGAAAATACAGCTCTCCGAAAAACAGAACATATGCCTGCTGCTCAGAGAAGACGAACGTGACCGGGCGCTCCTGATCTGAGTTCAGTGTTTCGCCCGCGAAGTATGTTCCGCCCCGCTTGCGCATTCCACCATGAGGAAGAGTAATGAAGTTCTCACACATCTTCAGCGCTGATCGATATAGGTCTAGCGACGCCCGCGAATGCAGCCGCGGACTGATTTCCCCTCTGACAAAACTGTCCTGCGAGGGAAACAGCGTCATCGAACGTCCGACCAATCGCCGCGTTCTTCCGCCCACGAGCGAGAAGAGCTGATCGAACTGGCAACGATGGAGTTGATCCGGCGTGCCTCAGAAATTGCTTCGTTGTAGACCACCTGAGCGCCCTGCAGCACGCTTGTCTTGTTGGTCAGGGGCATAGCGACTTTCATCGCGAGCCGCGCGGCCAACGCTTCGACAAACAACGGGTCCCAGTCTGCCGGATCGGTCATGTTGCCGATGTAGCGCACCAGCCGCGGCCCGGAATAGTTCGTCAGGATCAGGGTGCCCTCCTGCTTGAACGGGACGCGAAACCCACTTGCCTCGCCACTGTCCGTCAAGGGCAGAACGCGCAGCGCGTCATCCGGAAGGCCGTAACTGTATCGGTATTCGTCGCTGGTCGGTGCGTCATCATCTGGATCGAGTTCAACACGGAAGATCGAAAACACCCAAGGATGCTTGATCAGCTCGGCCTGCCGCGTCGTCTCATAGTGCAGATTGAGGAGGCGCGCCGCCTTAACGTCGTCGTCAAGACTGACGAGTGGCGCTTCGACAAGGATGCCGAGCGCCATGTTTCCAACGTCAAGCGGCGTCAGCGCAACCATCAAGTCTTACCAATCACGTTGGGATGCAGAATCGGCCGCCGACCTACTTCGCGGCGCTTCTGGCCAAAACGAGGCGGGCGATGCAGAACAGTAGAAGGATCAAAAGCACCGCGCTTGAAGCCCTCGCGAGCACGCGCCAGCCGGCGCGGTTCAGCATCGACTACCTCCGGAACAGGCGCAGTCTTACGCGGCCTTCCCGGAGGATTGCCTGTGGGTTTGTACGGCATTCACTTACCTTCGAGGTAGATGTATCGCGCGCGATAGCGATCAGCGAGAACCGCGCGCTCGTCCGACTTCTCGATCATATCAGCCTGCCTCCGGAGCCATTTCGCAATGTCGCCCGCGCCACGCTTGGTCATTGCCGCGGCGTCCTTGATGGTGAGCACCGCTGCTGATTTCTCGACTGCCATTTGTTGCCTCCTTGGCTAAGGGGAAAGAAAAAGAGAGAGGCCGGTTGGCCCCTCTCCTGTCGCAAATTACGTCTCGGTCGTGCGCAGCCACACAATGCCGGTGTTCTTCACATCGGTCGCCGTGCGGTTCCAGTTCGCAGCAGCCGCCAGCTCGACGTCGGTCGGGAAGACACCGGCCACCGAACCATGCAGCCAGTCGAAGCCACGCGGATGGATGATCATCTGCCGACGGGCAACCAGCTCGGTCACACCGCCACCATGCGCCTGACGTGGCTTGCGATCAGTCTCGACCGGTCCGCCCTCAGTGTTGACCGGCAATTCGTCGTAAACCACCGCACCAACCTTGAACATGAATGCGTTGTATTCGGTGGCGCCGGTCTTCGTGATACCGTCGTCAACGAGCACACGCAGGCCCTGATAGGTCGGGATCATCATGCCGCCCTGTTGGGACGGAGGCATGTAGTCGATCAGGTCCGCCTTCTTCAGCACCTTCATCTGTTTCGAGTGCATCACCACACCCACGAACTTATCGGCCTGGTCGCCCTGCAGATAGGCAGCGTCGATCAGATCGGTGTCCGCAATGGTCGCGTTGGTGTCGCGGATCATGTCGCTGGAGTCGGCCGCGATGTTGTCCGCCAGCACGCCGGCCAATGAAGCGTAAACCATCTTCTTGATGGCACGCTGCCAGTAGTCGGTCTGCCGATCGACCAGAACCTTGCCGGGATCCTCACCCGCGAGAACAGCAGTCAGATCCGGATAGGCCCATGCCTGAGCGCGCATCTGACGAAGCGCGGTCTCGGACCGGGTGAGCAGCTTCTTGGTCTCGATCGAGTCGGACGGATCGTCGTTGATCGGCTCGGAAGCGTCGTTGGTGATGTCCTTCCAGCCCGGCAGTTCGACGAACTTACCACCATCCCCGAACTTGCCGGAGATCATGGCGTCGGTCTGCAGAAGACCAGCCTGGAAGATATCGAGGTTTTCAACGTGCTTTTCGAACGAATAGCGCGCGTAGGGGAGCGGCAGGATAACGTCAGAAATCCTGGTATATGCGTCAACCATTTTGGTAGCCCTTTAGATAAAGGCGCGACAACACGTTATGGGCGCTTTGCGCTAACCCAATGGTTCGGATCTAGTCCGGCTTCGCGTGCCAATCGTCGCGCCTTGTCAGGGTCGCTTTTCACCAGGGCTGATATGGCCGTTAGATTTTTCTCGCCCTTGAACGGGTTGTCCCCGCCAGGCGCATCGCCACCGTCGATCCTGTCCTCGGCAAACATCTTCTCGCCGATTTGGGAAAACGCCACCGCAAGAGCAGGATCAGTCAAGGCGCCATCGTGCATGATGATGCCTGACTTCTTGAAGCTCTCGACAAGCCCGAGCTTTTTCAGAGCACGGTTTGCCAGCTCATGCTTTGTCTTGAAGCCCTCGGAATCCTGAGGTCCCCAATCCTTCACGAGCGCGTCAGCGGTTGTTTCAACGGCCTTGGTCAGAGCAGCCACATGCGACTTGGCCTGTTCGGCCTGTGCAAGTGCGAACTGATCGTGCAAGGTCTGAGCCTGCTTGCCGTTCAATCCTGCGCTGTGAGCCCACGTCTTGAACGAGCCCGCGAGGGCTTCGTCATACGGGAGATCGGCAGGCAGGCCTTTCGGCCGCTTGAACTCATAGGCTTCCGGCCTTTCAGGGCGGCCCGCTTTCGAATAGAACGAATTCCACTCGGTTTCGGTCGCTTCTGCACCGGGGACAGTCAGCGAAGTACCGAGACGGCCTTCAAGACTGAGCGCGGCTTTCGCCAGATCATCTACGGACTTATAGCCCTTTTTACTTACCCACTCCCGGGCGCCTGCATCCTGCAGACCGGTGAAAGGCGAATCCGAAGCGGCGGACCCGTTATCCGCTCCAGCGTTTTGCGTATCGGAGGCACCCGCCGACGAACCTGCGTTCGCCACGGACTCCGCATCAGCGGTAGTCATGTGTTAGTTCCTTAGGTGTGAGGCTTACTCCTCGGCAAACCCAAATCGCGCGACCCGCTCCAGGCGGAGCATTTCGCTTTCGTTCAGGCTGGCGAAGCTGGTGATGTACTGGAACAGCGAACGACGTCCGTTCTGTTCAGCACAAAATATGTCGAAGCCGGCGGCTGAGCCGGTATCGGAAATCCATTTGGCAAGGCTTGGCACCTGATAGAAGCCAGCCTCAACACCCATGTCGGCGAGTACCAGAGCGCCATCACCCTTGCGTGGGTTGTCGCTAAACAGTCTGGCGTAGGCGAGCCTAACCGCGGCTTGCTGTTCTTCGGTCATACGTCTCTGAATTCTCAGCGATCATCCGCTGTGAGCAACCGTCCTCAATCATGCGGAAAAACAACCACCATGCCCGCGTGTCACCTTGCATCATGGCCTGCCACGTCAGCTTGGCGATGCGTTGGGATTCGGCGTCGGTGAAAGATAGCTGCATCAGTACACCGCCTTCGTATCGCCAGCGTTGGCCGCACCGAGACCCGGGATAAGACCGGCTTCCGCGGCCTTGGCCATCGCGGGCACCGCATCAGCGGCCACCGCAGCGCCTTGCTGCGCGGCTGCCATGCCCATCTGAGCCTGTGCAGCCTTGGCCTTCTGAGCGCGCTCCGCCTCAACCTCTTCCTTGCGCTTGAGGATGGTTTGCGGCGCGCGGCCAGCAGCATGGAATACCCGCAGGCTTTCGTCCGCGTCGAGGTTGTCCAGGATCTCAGGCTTGATCGCAGCCATTTGTCCGGCAAAGCTCCATGTCTCGACAACCGATTTTGCTTCACCCGCCTTTCGGAGGATGTCGAGAGGCGATGTAAATTGAACCCGGATGCCCTTGCCGGACAATGACGCAGGAGGAGCAAACCGGCTATCCGTCTCGTACAGCCCCTTACTCTCAAGAATGGACAGCTCGCGATCGGTCTGCATCGCCAGCCCACCCTGAATGGATGAACCTGCAGGACCAAGCAGCGCGCCCTTTTCTTCCTGACGGATCAAGGCTTCCGTGGCCGTTTGGTTGCCCGGCTTGGAAACCAGCGTCTGGAACAGGTTGACGTACAACCCCTCTTGGATCGAGTTGCGGCTTTGCTCAATATATTGGAACGCATAGTCAGGCCGCGCACCGGTGATGATCGGCTGCGCCATCAATCGTCCGTTGTCGTCGATCATGCCCGGATGACGTGAGCCCGGATCGATCGGCGGCAGCCAATCCAGCTTGCCACCCAGTGCCAACGCCGGATCCGTGATGTTCTGAAGCGATCGAAGCGTGCCCTTGCGAACTGCGTTGATCTCGCGGACCTCTGTCAGCAGCTCGATCACAGGCGAGGTGCCGTAATCATCCCCGTCATCCCTGCCCCAGTTGAAACAGGCCACCGGAAATGATGCGAAGTCCTTGTCCTTGACGACCTTTTCGCCTTCGCAAATCACATGGCTCGACTTGAATGGGCCGTCGATATATTCGGTCTGGCCCATGTTTTTGTAGGTTTTTCGGTCATAATTCGGGCAGATCGAGTGAACGAATTCAACCTGCTCCTCGCATTGCTTCGAGCCCTTGGCCATTTCGATGACCTTGGCCGGCAGCTTCTCGCCGAACTGTTGATAAGCCACCCACGCGGATCGCTTGTACCTGCGATGCAGCGTATCGACATCACCCCATTTGTTACGAGCGATCCAGACTTCAGAAACCGGCAAGGACCGATAGCGGACATATTTGCCGCTGAAATCCTCCTCGGCGTACAGATAGGCGGGACCAAACCGAACGATGTTCGCGTAGCAGCCCTGCATGGCCGGCACATAGCCAGATCCAGGCGAATAGCGGATCGAGAACAGGAAGTCCCGGACCTTCTCGGCCCATTCCTTTTCTTCGTCGGTCTCCTCGTCGTTCATTGCTGCAGTAGTAAGGCCCTGCCACTTGTCGTTCTGTGGCGTGATCAGGCTCTCCAAACCAGCCGCCAGGCGACGCTGCCCCGTCCTCACAGTGGTATCGTAGACCCTACGCGTACGGCGATCGGTCCGCGTGACCTGGTTGTCGTTCTTGGAAGAGAAGCCAGCCCGCAGGAACTCAGGCGCATCTGGCGCACAGTATTCCGCAACGTCATTCCATACGGATTCGTACGGCTGCCGCGCTGTCTCAAGCTGCGACTGCCGGGAAAGGATGTCTCGGGCGGTGGAGCCTTCAGCCATTACTGTCCCAACATCACGGATTTAACCGGGCTCAGGACCGGCCGCGATCCCATCACATCGCTCGGCTTCAGGTCGCTCAGGATGTTCGACTGCGAGCCACCACGGGCAGCGGCAATCCTTCTGGCCTCATCACTAGCCTGCGTGGCCTGAAAGCTGTCAGCCTGCGGGACGCGCGGGACCGCCGCCTGCGCCGCTGGCATGCTTGGGGTATTGAACAGGCACATATGATTTCCGTGTCCATTGATACATAACGAAGTCTTCGCCGTTCTTCCCATAAGCCGGGAGTTCACAGCAGAACTGACCGCCTATCCGCTCCAGGAACCGTCTCGCCTGCTTGTGAGAGGCAAGCGCCCTTGCTTCTACCCGCAATGCGCCAGCCTCATACACGGCCGGCTGCAGCTCTTCGGTGATGAACCGGATCATGACCGGCAGGCATTTCGCCAGTCGATCAGAACCCCATGACCAGGCGCACCAATATCCGCGGCGCACCTGACCACAACCGAATGCGGCTTCAGGATTGCCGTCGAGTTCAACCACATAGGCGTAATCACGAAGCGATAGTGCAGCGACATGGGCCGCGCTCCATTCGTCGATCTGAGCTTCTACTTCAGCACGGTCGCTGGCTCGCATATGCGACGCAACGTAGCTCAAGTCGCGCAGGTTGGCCGGCTTGACCTCACTGAAACTCAAGTGGATCCGCCGGCCTGTCATCCGGCCGCTTGATAATCACACGAATGGTATCAGCCTTCAGCGGTTGTTCGCATTCGTCGCAGCGGCGACCTTCAGCATACCTGGCGTAAGGATGATCCTTGCCGCAGAGCATGCAGCGGATGATGGCTGGCATCAGAAGTTTGCCAGTGGATCGCCGCCCAACGTATTCGCAGCCATTGCCTTCTTGCGGTTCTCAGAGCGAAGCGCTGGCGTAAGCAAGGCATGCCGCAGCATCATGATCCCGTAGCGCGTGGCAGACAACAGATCATCCCGCAGCTTTACAATCTTGACCTCAAGCCCATTCTTCTGCGCCTTGCGGTGATAGCCGCGCTTCTCAGCGAACCAGTCAACCTCAGTCGCAAAAACCTTGAGCCGTCCGGTCTGCATGCGATCGAGCATCAGGAACAGACCAGCCTCGACGCCATTCGATCCATCCGGGAACGTGGCGCGATTGCCGATCATGTTGAGGCCGTGCTCTTCGTACTGCTTGGCAAGCTGCTCACCCGATCCCTTATCGTGCTGCAAGCCATCGTGCGGCCATGCGCAGGGTATCCACTTCCCCCAAGGCTTGATTGCCGCAGCGTGCTGAATTGGCGTGGCCCCCGATGCTCGGTACGTCTTTGTGACGTACACCACATCGGATCCATCATCATACGTCAGCTCGACGGCACCGAACGGATGGTCATAGCCGAAGTCCAGCCCGATAATCTTGGGCCAATAGACCGGACACTGAAACGGCTGGACCGTGATATCTTCGTCAGGAACAGGAAAGATAGCGCCCTGCCCCATCATCGGAACGCCTTTGCTCCTCGCGTCGCGCATATGTGCAGGGTATGAGGCAAGCAATTCCTGCTTCTGCTTCTCCGTCAGGTGCGGAACATCGTCCCATGTCGCATTGATGCAGAAGCGGCTCACAGGACCATCGCTTCCTCGAACATATTGGCGACCTCTGTCTGCCCTTCCATCGGCGTGAACGTACAGATCATGAGACCATCCAGCGTCATCAGGCGGGTCATGGCCTCGGGATAGACATCCATCGGCGGCTCTTCGTCGATCCAGATCACATGCTTGGCAGTGCCCTGGAACTTCTTCCGACCCTGGTCATAGCTCTTGAAACCAACAATACTCTTGCCACCAGAGACGTGCCGGATAGCCGCGGTATCCATCGCGCCGGAAGATGAACTGGCCCGCTTGGTCGGCTCACCAATAATGGTGGATGCCGGGATCAACCCCGTTCCTAACTCACCATCGCCGCCTACACCCATCAGGGCCTTCTGCACAATGTCGCGCGTAGTCTCGATCGTGTCACCGGCAACCCACGCCTCTATCGGATGCTCGAACCTGCGACCCTCCCACCACTCAGGATAAAGCCCGGTCAGGTGCAACGTCGTCTCGTATCCGCCCACTCCCCACGTTTTGCCTACGCGGTTGGCTGCCATCATGCAGCGCTCTTGGTGGACCAGCCCAGCCCTGAAAAACGCTAGATGCTTCGGATAGAGTTCCCGCCTTAAAGGCCCAGCATCAGGGTAGAGCTTGAAAAGCTTAGTGCGTTGTTGCCGACGCCGTTGTTCCTCCAGCAGGCTCAGCAATTCCTTCTTCAGCTCGTACTTCGTTGGCGATGCTTCGGATACGTTTGTCAAGCTGGTCATCTGTCATGTCAGCCGATGCTGGAACGTCCTGCCTGCGTTCGATGAACATGCCCTGCTCTTTGCCGAGCAATTCAAGCGCACGGTTCGCAACACCGCCCTGGTATTGATACTCCCCAATTGCCTCACCTTCGTCATCGACCCTGACAGGAGTTGCCTGCATCGCCCTGCGGACGTTCTCCATGAGGGTTTCAATTACCCACTGTTTGGTGAGCCCCGTGGCTTTAATGGCATCAGCAGTCGCCTGAGCGTTGATAGATTGGCGTTCTTCTAAAAGTTCAGAAAGTCTGTCTAAAACGTTCTGATTTTTTCTAAGAGTTGAGGCATTACTGGCACTTGGTTTAAAACCAGCTTCTGAATACGCGTCTTCTGCCGACTTCCCCGCCGCAAGCCCTTGAGCAAATCGCTCATGACGGGGATTATCGAGGATCGGCACCGCTTAGCTCACCCGCGGCTTGACATCGACCGGGCTGGTAT